AGACAAAGTCTGGTTTATACTCTTTGTTTATCCCAATGGAATGGAACTACGAAGGATTTATTGATGAGTACGGAGTTCCAGTATTTACTACACCTGACGCAGATGTCTTTGCCCCAGACGGTGAATTAATAGATGTAGGCGTAATAGATAATTGGCAAAACGAAGCTGATGGTTTAAAAGATGATCAAGATGCTTTAAATGAATTTTATCGCCAGTTTCCTAGAACAACTGAACATGCGTTTAGAGATGAAACAAAAAATAGTATATTTAACTTAGTAAAAATATACGAACAAATAGATTACAACGAAGAACTAAGTAGTAGCTTAGGTGTAACGCAAGGAAATTTTGCTTGGGTTGGTGGTGTTAAGGATAGTAGCGTTATATTTTATCCAGATCCAAAAGGTAGGTTTAAAATAAGCTGGACACCTAAACAGCAATTACAAAATAGAGTGGTAATTAAAAATGGTATAAAATATCCTGGTAATGAACATATGGGTGCTTTTGGATGTGACTCATATGATATATCCGGGACCGTAGATGGTGAAGGTTCAAAAGGAGCACTTCACGGGCTAACTAAGTTCAGCATGGAGGACGCTCCAGCTAATAGCTTCTTTTTAGAATACTTATCAAGACCACCTACGGCTGAAATATTTTTTGAAGATGTATTAATGGCATTAGTGTTTTATGGCATGCCAATATTAGCAGAGAACAATAAGCCTAGATTACTATATTATTTAAGACGTAGAGGTTATAGAGGTTTTAGTATGAATAGGCCAGATAAAGTTTGGAATAAATTATCTGTGGCAGAAAAAGAAATAGGTGGTATACCTAACTCAAGTGAAGATATAAAACAAGCTCATGCAGCTGCTATTGAAATGTACATACAAGATCACGTAGGTATGAAGCAAGATGGTACGTTTGGTAATGTTTATTTTAATAGATTATTAAATGACTGGGCTAAGTTTGATATAAATAAAAGAACAAAGTTTGACGCTACTATAAGTAGTGGTTTAGCTATAATGGCTTGTAATAGACATTTGTACGCACCAAATGTTAAAATAGAAAAACAAAAATTAAATATACATATTTCTAAGTTTTCAAACAAAGGAAATATGTCTCAAATAATCAAAGAATAAATATGGCATATTCTAACAAAAGTTATTTTCCTAGTCAAGTTGTAAGTGATGCTGAAAAGCTAAGTTATGATTACGGTTTAAAAGTCGCTAAAGCTATAGAGCATGAGTGGTTTAACGATGACGCTAACTTAAATAGATATATGAATACTCGTAATGAGTTTCATAAACTAAGGCTTTACGCTAGAGGCGAACAGTCAATACAAAAATACAAAGATGAGTTATCAATAAACGGTGACTTAAGTTATTTAAATTTAGACTGGACACCAGTGCCTATAATAGCAAAGTTTGTAGATATAGTAGTTAATGGTATTGCTGAAAGAACTTATGACATAAAAGCTTATTCTCAAGATCCACACGGTATTGCTAAAAGAACAGAATACATGGAGTCTATAATGAGAGATATGCAAAGCAGAGAGTTTAATGATGCTGCACAAGAAACAATGGGTATTGATCTTTATGAAAATGATCCAAACACTCTACCTGTAACACAGCAAGAGCTAGATTTACACATGCAGCTTAATTATAAACAAGCTGTTGAAATAGCAGAAGAGCAAGCTTTGAATGTTTTAATGGAAGGTAATAAATACGAATTAACTAAAAAACGTTTCTATTATGATTTAACTGTATTAGGTATAGGTGCGGCTAAAACTAATTTTACAACTTCTGAAGGTGTTACTATAGATTATGTTGATCCAGCTGATTTAGTTTATTCATACACAGACTCACCGTATTTTGATGATATATATTATGTTGGTGAAGTTAAATCAATACCTGTTAACGAACTTGCAAAACAATTTCCTCATTTAGAACATGAAGATCTTGAAGATATAATGAATAACAAAAATTATAATAGAAATAATTATAATACTCGTTACGATAAAAAGAAAGAAGATAATAATACAATACAAGTTTTATATTTTAATTATAAAACTTATATGAACGAAGTATACAAAATAAAAGAAACAGGTACTGGCTCAGATAAAATAATACCTAAAGATGATCAGTTTGATCCACCAGAAAACATGGAAGGTGGTTTTGGTAAACTATTAAGATCTATAGAAACTCTTTATGAAGGTGCTTTAATATTAGGTACAAATAAACTACTCAAGTGGGAAATGTCTAAAAACATGATGAGACCTAAAAGTGATTTTACTAAAGTTAAAATGAACTATAGTATTGTAGCTCCGCGTATGTATGAAGGTAAAATAGATTCGTTAGTAAAACGTATAACTGGTTTTGCAGATATGATACAGCTTACGCATTTAAAACTACAACAAGTAATGTCACGCATGGTACCAGATGGTGTTTATTTAGACGCTGATGGTTTAGCTGAAATAGATTTAGGTAACGGTACAAACTATAATCCACAAGAAGCTTTAAACATGTTCTTCCAAACAGGTAGTGTTATTGGTAGATCGTTCACGCAAGATGGTGATATGAATCCTGGTAAAGTACCAATACAAGAAATAACATCTGGAGCTGGTGGACAAAAAATGCAAGCGCTTATAGGTAATTACAACTATTACTTACAAATGATAAGAGATGTAACCGGTCTTAATGAAGCTAGAGATGGTAGTATGCCAGATAAAAATGCTTTGGTTGGTGTACAAAAACTAGCTGCAGCTAATAGCAATACAGCAACAAGACATATATTGCAAGCTGGTTTATTTATAACTTCTGAAATAGCAGAGTGTTTATCTCTTAGAATATCTGATATTATAGAGTACTCGCCAACTAAAGAAGCTTTTATTCAAGCTATAGGTGTACATAACGTTGCTACACTTGAAGAAATGTCAAACTTACACTTGTATGACTTTGGTATATTTTTAGAATTAGCACCTGACGAAGAAGAAAAAGCTATGCTTGAGAATAATATTCAAATGGCACTACAACAACAAAACATAGAGCTTGAAGATGCTATTGATCTTAGAAATATAAAAAACGTTAAGCTAGCAAATGAAATGCTTAAAATACGTAGAAAAAAGAAAATTGTAAGAGATCAAGTATTACAACAACAAAATATTCAAGCGCAAGCACAAGCTAACGCGCAGTCACAACAAGTAGCTGCTCAAGCAGAAGTTCAAAAAAATCAAGCTATAACACAAAACCAAGCGCAGCTAGAGCAAATGAAAGCACAGCTTGATGCACAAAAAATGATGCAAGAAGTTGAGCATAAAAAAGAGTTAATGCAACTAGAGTTTGAAATGAACATGCAATTAAAAAATCTAGAGGTTGAAGGTCAAAAAACAAGAGATAAAGAAAAAGAGGATCGTAAAGACGAAAGAACAAAAATTCAAGCAACTCAACAAAGCGAGATGATTGATCAAAGAAAAACAGAGAAACCACCTAAAAACTTTGAGTCTGCAGGTAATGATATACTAGGAGGTGGTTTTGATTTAGGTGCGTTTGACCCTAGATAAAATTATTAATTATTATTATATTATATTATGGAAGAAAAAAATGAAAATGTAGTTGAAGAAACTACACAAGATACAACTGAACAAGTTGAAGAAACTAATAAACCAAATATTAATGAAGACGGCGATTATGTTGTTGATTTAAGTAAACCAATAGAAAATGAAACTAAAGAAGATAACGCTAACGACAGCGGAGTGGTTGCAGAGTCTGAAAATGCCGAGCCCACACAAGAACAAAAAGAAATACAACCGGAAGCTGAAGCACAAGAAGAAACAGCAGTATTAGAAGAAGTAACTGAAGATTCAACTGAAGAAGAAGTTACTGAAGTAGAAGAAAAAGTTGAAGAAGCTATAGCTGAAGCAGAAGCTACTGGTAAACCACTACCAGAAAATATTCAAAAGTTAGTTGACTTTATGGAAGAAACTGGTGGTGATATAAACGATTAC